AACATGCAAGATTTATCAGGTACAGAGTTAGCGGATGTAATCATAAACAGAATAAGAGATGGAATTAGACATGATTTAGTAAGAAATATGTGGGCAGGAGATACAGCAGCAGGAGTAATTGCTCTTGACTGTACTTACGATTCAATGGGAGATGGACTATGGAAGAAATTATCAGATGGGAATGCTATCAATTCAGGAACTCAATTAAGAGAAGTTACAGGAACTTTAGGTGCAGCAGCAACTCAGTATGTTACTGTAGGAGCTACTTTACCTGCAGCAGATGCTGTCTTAATCTTAGAAGATGTATATAATACTGCTTCAGCAGCATTACAATCAGTACCTGCATCAGAGAAAAGAATTTTCTGTAATCCAAATATCTATAATGCATGGTATAGTGCATTAACTCAAGTTGCTTCAGCAGGTTCAGTTGATTACGGACATTCAGAAGCTCAAGTAGGAAAACAAAGATTATACTTCAGAGGAGTAGAATTAGTACCTATGTACGAATGGGATGACGCTTTAACTGCTTTAGCAGGAGCTACTTTCCCTGCATTATTTACAGCAGCAGGAGCAGCGATTGATGCAACTGCAGGATGTATATATGCAGCTAAAGCTAACTTATTTATTGGTACTGATGTAACAAATCCAGAAAATGAGCTTAAAATGTTTTATGATGAGGTTTCTGAAAATATGTATGTTAGAGCAGGATTTACTATGGGCTTCCAGTACGGATGGAACTCTTTAGTTAATGGTGCTGTATTAGTAGACTAAATATATTGTAAATAGGGTGGGAGAAATCTCACCCTAAATACTTTTTAACTTTTAAAAAATAAAACAATGGCAATAACTAAAGGAGTAAATATTGGCTGTGGAGACTTACAGTCATCAGGAGGTATAAGAAATATTCTTATAAGGTCTTGTGTAGCAGGTGATGCGGTTACATATACTAATAGTGCTACAGCTCATGCTATTTCTAGTATAGTAGATACTGGAGGGTCAATAGCTACATGGCATAATTATGAGTTCAAGAATGAAATTCCTACTCTTAGCGTAGCAGCAACTAGAGAGAATGGGTCTACTGCTTATGAGTCTACTTTAACTTTTATGATGCCTGAAATGGATTCAGCTAAAGGAGCAGCTATACAAGCATTGATGGACACTTGTATGATGGCAATAGCAGTAGGTAATAATGGCAAATACTATGTATTAGGATTAAGTCAAAAATACGAAAACGAAGGGGTTAATCCTTTGCGTAATCAAACTTATTTAAGCATGACAAGTGCTGAAGGAGCATCAGGAGCAGGAGTAAATGATGATAATGGGTGGACAGTAACTCTTGCTTGTAAGCAGTATGAAGCTTTAAGAGAATATACAGGTAATTTGAATTTATACACAGCTTCTGATCCAGGACAATCTACTACATCATAATTAATAATCTAATAAAAAAATAAAATAATATGGCAATAGCAGATGGAATGGCAATAAATTGTTCTGACCTACAAGCAGTAGGAGGGACAAGGCTAATAGCAATTAGAGAATGGGTAAGTACAGATATAGTGGTTTTTAATGATACACCTCATGATATAACTTCAATACAAGGAGTAGGTCCTGTAGCAGCAAATTGGGGGGTTTTTGAAAGTAGAATTGAATCTTCTTCTTTAACTGTAGCAGCTACAAATGAAGGCAAAGAGTTTACTACTTTTGAGTCTACAGTTTCTTGGTTTATACCAGGTCTTACTGCAGCTCAATTTAAAGGGCTTCATGACTTTGAAGGAGGTAAATGTTTAATGGTTATGGTAATAGATAACAATGATGCTACATCAGGAACAACAACTCCTTCAGCAGCTTTTGCAAGTAATAAAGTGATTGGACTTTCTCATACTTTATATAATGATGATAATGCTGCAAGAACTCAACAGTATGCTACTTTAGCTTCTATAGATGGAGGTACAGGTACAGCTTTTTCTGATGAGATAGGAGTTACAGTTACTATTACTTGTAGATCATTTGAAACACCTAGAAACTATGTAGGGACAATAGCTCTTGATGCAGATGGTTTAGGTCTTACAACAACAGTATAATTATTTAGATAAAATAAGAGAGTGTTAGTTAATAACACTTTCTTATTAATATCTTTTTTAATATGTGTGATTGTAATAAAGAAAATAATGTAGTTTTGATAAATATATATTTAGAAATGGCAGAATACAAATTAAACAGTAAGGTTGTTAAAGGAGTTAGACTAGCAGGAAAGAAAAGTGTAGATTTTAGAACCGAATTAAGTCAAGCTGATTTAGCTTACGCTTACGAGGAATTGAATATAACTGATTGTATAGACAAAATAGATAAAACTAATGAAAAAATCAACACCGAAAAGCCTGGAAAAGAAAGTAAAGAAAAGTCAGGTAAAAAGAAACACTCAAAAGAGTAATACCTTTGAGTTTGGAGTATTTGATTTAACTGTACCTCCTAGTATAACAGAAGTAAAAGACCTTAAAACCCTTAATAATGATTGGGTTCCTTTCGGAGATGACAACTTATTTCCTCAGTATCTAGCTGAATTAAAAAGAAAGTCATCTACACATAGAAGTGTGTTGGCTCAAAAAACAGTATTTACAAGTGGTGCAAAATTTGTTTGTGAAGATGAATCTCTAAGAGAATTTATTGAAGATGTAAATGCTGATAAAGAATCTTTAAGAGATGTTTTTAAGAAATTAGCTGATGATTACTATACTTTTGGTAATGCTTATATGGAGTGTGTTGTTTATGATGGAGGTGTAAATCTTTATCATTTAGATGCTACTACTGTAAGAATGTCAAAAAGCAAAAAAGAGGTTTATGTAAACCCTGATTGGTGTAAATACTGGAATCAAGATAAAAAAATAAAAAGACTACCTATATATCCTAGAGTAGCACATAACAAGTTTGTAATTCACTATAAGGATTACGAGCCTACATTTAACTTTTACGGACTTCCTGACTATGTGGCTGCACTAGAGCATATCTGTGTTGATTACGAGATTGGTAAATGGAATCATACTAAATTCTTAAATGGATTTCAGCCATCTGCAATCGTTGAGATTAGTGGAGATATGGGAGAGGAGGAAGCTCAGAAAATGGTACATGAAGCTCAGAAAAAGTTTGTAGGAGAAGGTAATAATGGTAAGATATTATTTATAGTAAAGAATGGAGATACATCTCCTGCAAATGTTCAAATCATTAAAGATGACCAAGAGGGTAGTTGGATTGATTTGCAGCAAATTACTGACCAAAATATCATTACTGCTAACAGATGGCAACCATCATTATCAGGTATTGTTAGTTCAGGGAAAATGAACAACACAGGAAGTGAGATTAGAATTGCTTATGACTTGGTAATGACTACAGTTATCAGAGATACTTCAGAGTTAATTCTAAATGGAATAAGAACAGTTCTTTATAATGAAATGGGTTATGACCCTAGTGATTTAAAGATACATTATGATCCACCAATCTCTTATGCTAATGATGTTGATATTAAGCAGATTCTAACTATAAACGAACAGAGAGCTTTAATTGATGAGGACTTACCAATGTTGGAGGATGGAGATATGTTTGTTGCTGATAGAGAGATTATAGTAACACAGAGAGATGATGATGGAGATGGAGATTTTGATGATGAAAAAGAAATAACTATAGAACAATAAGATATGGGTAATACAAGACAATATATAACGCTAGTATCTGCAGGAGAAGTAATTGAAAAGACCTTTACTAATAAGAATACTGACCCCATATTAGTTTCAGAAAACACTATTGTTTTGTCTGAACTAGCTCACATAAGACCATTACTAGGAGAAAAGTTTTATGCAGAATTAAAACTACAACACAATAACGGAACATTAACTGTTGATAATCAGGCTTTTATGACTTACTATCTTGAGGATTGCTTATCTTGGTTTGTTAGATTTGAAGTGGTTAATGATATTATGAGTAATATATCATCTAGTGGTGTTGTTAATAATATAGATGAATTTTCAAGGATAATAAGTCAAGATACATACAATACATTTAAACAAGACACATATAGAAAGGCAGAAATATTTGCTAATGATATGATGGATTTTTTGAATGGAACTGACCAAACAGGATTATACCCTACATTTGCTAGTAATAGACCTAAGAGCATGAGTGATACATATAAAAATCATGGTATGATATTTTATGATAGTATATATGGTTATAATGGAATAGATGGTTGTTTTAGTTGTGGTAATCCTTATTTAAGAGGAGAGTCAAACTGTAATTGTTAAAATAAAATAAAATGGCTGCAAACGAACATAAAAATTTATCAAGTGCTAATAGACACCTTCCTAAAGGATTTGAATCTGCTAGTAATGAGACAGTATTAACTAAAGGTATTGGTACTCCTGGTTTTAATGATGGTAATTTAGAGTGGACATCTAATGTTAATATTGGTGTTACTTATTATAAGATGCAGGGATTTTTAACAGGAATATTAAATTATCAATTTGGTGAAGATATTGCAGATACTAAATCACCTTACGAAATAGCAAAAGATTATGGTTTCACTACTGTTCCTGCAGGTATTGTTAGTGTTACTAATGCTTTTAGAATGGGTCAAGGTCATCTTATTACTGCTAATACTAATGTTACTTCTATTAGTGGTTGGATTACTAGTAGTGGTGGAAATACTGTAACTATTGCTCTTTGTAAAATAACTCCTGCAGAGGGAGTAACAACTAATCTTGTACCTACCATTGTAAGTGAGGTTACAGTTACAGGGCTTTCTAATAATAATAAGATGGTTAGAGTGCTTGATACTACTATTACAACACCTGCTTTATTAGCAGGAGACATTATATTCCCTATGGTAAAGGAAGGGGTAGCAGGATCAGACATATTTATGAATATAGAAATACTAACATCTAGTTTTTAAGATAATGAAAAACACAATGAAAGATACAACAGAGGTTTTGATTGCAAATGGGGGTGTATTGGGATTAAGTTTAAGTGAGTGTAATGACTATCTTTTATTTATCTCCACCTCTTTAGCTATAGTTTTTACAATATATAAGTTTTACAAGCTATCAAAAAAGAAGTAAGATGGCTAAAATTAATACTTCTTTTAATTCAAATAGCACTAAAAAAAGGAAGGGGATTCATTCAAAAAATGCCTCAAAAAGACAAAATGGCTATAGAAAAAAATACAGAGGGCAAGGAAGGTAAATGGTATAATGATAGACTTAGAAACATGAATATTAAACATTTTAAATTATCAGAATTTGACTGTCCTAGTGATAGTGGCTCAGGGGAAAATATGTGTCTTTCATTCTTGGCTAAACTAGATGAGGCTAGGGAGTTAGCAGGAGTACCTTTTAAAATAAACTCAGGTTATAGGACACCTAAACATAATACTAAGGTAGGTGGTGTTAAAAACTCATCTCACACAAATATTCCTTGTAATGCGGCAGATATACACATTAAAGATTCATCTTGCAGATACAAAATAATTCAATCTGCAATAAAAGTAGGGTTCAAAAGAATTGGTATTGGTAAAAATTTCATACATTTGGACACAGATAAAAATAAGAGTCAAGATATTATTTGGCACTATTATTAATTTAAAAAAAGAAAAATGAAAAATTGGTTAATTAAACAAATGTTAAAAAGTAAAAAGTTTTGGTATGCAATTAGTGCTGTAGTAGTTCCTGCATTAGTTCAGCTAATGGGAGTTTCAATAGCAACAGCAGAAGATTTATATCACGCAATCCTAGTCCTAATTTTAGGTCAAGGAATAGCTGATGCATCAAAAAAATAGTGTATGTTTGTAGTCCTTCTATGAGTGTTTTCATTGTTGGATAGTTAGTAGTTAAGAGTGAGAGGTTAATAACTTCTCACTTTTTTTTTGTATCTATAGTAATTTTTATTAAATTTGAATATGAAAGAATATGGAAGAAGGTTAAGACTATCTACAGATGAAGAAAATCTGATATATAAGAATAGAGCAAGTTCAGTAGATAACATAAATAACAATACAGCTTTAGATATACACTTATTAGAGAGAGGTATAGAAAAGAAAGATGTTGTTTCTGTAAAGCATTGGCAATCAGCTAGTGGTGATTTAAGGTTTTCAATAGTAACAAAAGAAGATTGCGGATTAGATGAAAATCAAATATTTGATAATGTAAATAAATTTATAGAAGGATATTCTCCTGACTATGAAAAAATCAAAAGAAAAAAAGGAAATCATTTACTTGTAATAAATCCTGCAGATATTCATATTGGGAAATATGCTAGTGCATTAGAAACAGGAGAAGAATATGACTGTGAAACTGCTGTTATGCGTGTTTTAGAGGGGGTACAAGGGCTTATAAAAAAGGCTGAAGGTTTTGATATAGATAAAGTGTTATTCTGTATTGGTAATGATATACTTCACACCGATAATGTGATGTCAAGTACAACAAGAGGTACATTTCAAGATACAGATGGTAAGTGGTGGGAGCATTATGAGATTGCTTTAATGCTTTATGTTAAATGCGTAGAGATGTTAAGAGAAATTGCTCCTGTAGATGTGTTACATAGTATGAGTAATCACGATTATCAAAGTGGATTTCACTTAGCTCACACATTAAAATCTTGGTTCAGAAAAGCTGATGATGTTAAGTTTGATGTTAGTGTTTCAGCTCGTAAATATTATGTCTACGGATTGAATTTAATAGGATTAGAGCATGGAGATGGTGCTAAAATGGATAAATTACCTTTGTTAATGGCTAATGAAAAGCCAAAAGAATGGTCAGAAACAACTCATAGGTATTGGTATCTGCATCATTTACATCATAAAATTAAACACAAATACTTAGATGCTAAAGATTATATAGGTGTTACAGTTGAATATATGAGAAGTCCATCTTCTGCAGATTCATGGCACTCAGGAAAAGGATTCTGCGGAGTACCTAGAGCT